TAATAGAATGTGTAGTTGGGTGCATACTCCTGATAGCGGCGTTCACCATCTCTGCGTTCAACCACATGTATGCGATCGTGTTCACGATCAAATAGTGCGTCAATATAACTCAATGCTTTCTCCGTTTATGGCCGGTTAGCCATGATTCATGTCCGTGACGTGAACGACTCGATTGTTATTAAAACAATATTTATAGGGTCTTGCCCACTGTGACTAGAATTTGTTGAAGCAATTCATGATCCTGTTGTTCACGACCGAATTCACTCTTGTGTGCCAGTTTAATTGCTTTCTTGAGAATGTTTGGTTTAATATCTAACTCTTCAGCCACAGCCTTGACTGTATCGTTAAGGCCACCTGTGAGTGTTTCAATTTCCATTGTGACCTGCATGCCTTCGTTAATAATTTGATTAAGTTTTGCAGTTTCGGTTGCATTAAAAGTTCTGTTGTTAGACATGTAAATCTCCTTTGATATATTATTATACAGGATTATTTAAAAAAAAGCAAATTCTTAATTAGCCTCTTTACCTGCGTTGATTCTATTCCAAGCACGTTCATGGAAGTAATATAATACACTATTGACTACAAGAGCAAAGCTGGCAACGCCCAATCCTACCATCCAACTGCCACTCGCTAAAAAACCGCCTACTGTATTAGTAATTGTTACCAGAATACGCCAGGTAACTACTTTACCTAAACTGCGTAAAACTCGTTCGTAAAATTTGGGTCGAACCATTTTAAATTTTCCTTTAAGTTAGTTTATAAGTATTCGTATGAAACGAGCAGTTCTGTGTGTGGCAAACCCACAAGATTATATCAACAAATTGAATGACTACAGCATCATGATTATAAATCCTGATTCTACAGAATCTCGACGAAAATATTTATTAGACAACGCAGACTACAGTTTATTAATTACAGATCAAGGAACTTCTTTTCGGAATGGCCAGGACTATGCCAACGAACGAGTATTATGGTACACCAGCGGCACCACTGGAGATAGTAAATTCTGTAGTTTTACTCAAAATCAAATTGATCTGTTGGCTACAAAAATATGTCGGGCATATGATATTTCTGCCAATGATCGTTATGTGAGTATTATGCCGCTATGGCATGCTCATGGACAGGGAATGTTTTGGGCCGCACAGCTGGCCAGATGTGAAACAAATTTTATCACTACAAAAAACATTAAAACCATGGCTGATTATAGTCCAACATTTATTACAGCAATACCCGACTTACTCAATGTTATTGGAAAATTAAAATTTGATCATTTAAGATTTATAAGATCGGCCAGTGTCGCCCTATCAAATGAGTCGTACACTAGTTTAAAATCTCAACATCGAGTTCCAGTAATAGAAGCCTTTGGTATGACTGAAGCTTTGAGTCATTGTTTTACTAATCCATTGCACGGAGAACAACGCATGGGTACAGTGGGGTTACCCGACGGCGTTGACGCCGATATTGTTGATGGACAGCTTTACATCAAAGGACCAACAGTAGTTTGTTCAGATTGGTATAACACTGGAGATTTGGCATCGGTTGACAATGATGGATATTATCGTATTCTAGGGCGCCACCGTGATCAAATTAGTGTCCGTGGCATTAAATTAAATCCGTTAAGTTTAGAAAATCAATTAAAGTCGTCAATTAACAACATTGGAGAGTGTGTGATATTTGGCAATACCAGTGTAAAATGTTTATACACAGGTGAATGCGACCCAGCAGAAATAAAACAATTTTTAAATAGCATAGGTACGCACTGTAATCCACGAATTCTTAAAAAGATTGAAACTATTCCACTAAGTCCTTCTGGCAAAATTAGTAGATCGTGGTTGGAGAAACAGTACTAATGCAAAGACTAGAACTTCAGCAATTAAACAATGCAAGTTACACTTTTCAACATACTTGGGAAATAGTTGATCAATTTGAAAAAAAGATCGCCAAGTTTTTTGGTGCACCGTATGCGGTTGCTGTAGATTGCTGTACACATGCCCTTGAACTTAGTTTTAGATTACGAAATCAGCCGGTTGATATTGTTAATGTGCCATTGCATACCTACATGAGCATTCCTATGGTGCTGGATAAATTAAATCAACCTTGGCAGTTTGTCGATCAACGCTGGGAAAAATTGTATCAATTTGACAGTCACAAAATTGTTGATGCTGCAACATTATGGGAAAAAGATTCGTATATTTTTAATACATTGATGTGCGTTAGTTTTCAATTTAAAAAACATATTCCAATCGGTAGAGGCGGCATCATATTAACCGACAATCATGAACACTATAATCGACTACAAAAAATGTGTAGAGATGGTCGAGACCGAACTTTACTACAAACCGAGGACGATATTACAGAAATAGGATACCATTATTATATGACTCCGGAAGATGCAGCAAGAGGTATATTGTTATTTGACCATTTATATAATCAGCCCGGGCAACGGTGGGGTTGGAAAAACTATAAACAACTTACGGAATACACTGTGTTTAAAAATCGGGCTGTCGTCTAGCAGTAGATCCAATATATCTTCCAGATTCAACAATATTTTTTACAACATTTGTAAATGCCATAATTTCAACATTGTCGGTTACAGTTGAATTGTTTGTTACAGTTGATCTGGTATTGATAGTACAATTATGCCCAACAGTTGATTTTCCTGTGATCATAACTCCGGGACGCAATATACAATTGTTTCCAATTGACGCATAATGTCCAACCAAACTATAAGAACCAACAATACAATGACGACCAACGGTTGATGCTATGGAGATGTTGCAAAATGGAAAAATAAAACTTCCAGGATGAATAATTGCAGGAGGAGTTGCACCTACCAGAGTTGTATCACTAATGACAGTTATTAAATCAAGATTTTGTTGATCAACATACTCAATTAATTTTTTTCTTTCTTCCAAGTCATAAGAAACCGCTATAATATATTGATAATTGTGTTGCTTGGATAATGATAAAAAATTATTAGGATTAGTAACTTCGACCAAATGAGTCAATGAAATTTCATTTACAAACTCTGCGGTCATTGATGATTCTGCATAGCCAATGATTTTTATAGGTTTGTCATTGCCAATAATCACAATAAGTTAGCCAGGTAGTTATAAGTTTCTGTGTTGGACTGTTCACATAGATTCCAAAAATCTTTAGATTGAACATAGTCACAATTGTATTCGGTGCTTGCCCGGGTCATTTCATAAAGATCTATAGCTGACCATTGGTTTAATGAATCTATCAAGTTGACAATTTTTTCTAAACGTGTTAAATTTCCAGGATCGTTGTCAAAATCTAAATTAAGCTCGCCATAATCAAATTTTAAGCCTAGTGTGATAAGCCAACAATAAGTGTGCATTTGACCTACGGGTATAAATGCAGTCTTAGACACAATACATTTCCAAGTTTTTTCTGTGACAAATGGCCCAGGTTCAATATAACCACGTCCAGTAGAGTCTGTCATGTAACTGTAGTGGTAACTTTCTTGTGTAAAATTTAATGCAGAATTTAGATAAGCTGGATTATTGTAAGAGCCTTCGATTTGATCATCATCGGGCAAGGTAAATTTTTTATCTAACCAATTATCAACAAAGTTTTTTGTATGTTTATCGCAAGTAATATTACCAGACATTTCCCAGTTGTGAACATTTTTTAATAAATTATGATTGTGATTCAACGACCCAACAAAATTGTGTTTGCCCAGCAAACTTATTAATGCTGAAAAAACAATAGCTTTACTTTGTGTTACTCGATTAGTTAATGCACTGGCTTTGTATTTTATATTTTTAGATATCTTTATTGGTCTGGGTATCCTGGCAATCCGTCGATGTGCGTGATTATAAGTTATAAATTTAATTTGATCTGTGTCAGCGGCATCCATAAGCATTGAGCTTATCAAATGTATAATTTTTCCATCAACTGATTTGCTAATTTTTTCTGGTAATTGATACATTAGACTGTCGCCACTGGTAATGTAGTAATCGTATCCAGGTGGTGGCGGATCTGGCAACTCGCCGTTGGGTTTCCATGCCGCATGTAACTGTAAATAAGTATTTTTATTTTTTAAGTTGGCAATCCAAGGATACCAATATAGAACCTCATTGGTAATTTTGAGGTCGTCTAAGTTGCTATCAATATGTAAGGGAATATACGGGTGTGACATTGCTCACTTTCGTTAAAACAGGTAGCGAATCTATTTATAACTAGGCAGCAGCCGCCTACACCTTTCGCAACTAGTGCGGTCCTAAGGGTGTTCTATACTGGCGAGTATGGCAGATGTGGGCTGTCATCTTCGCCGTGTTGTTATGGGTACACTGGGTATGGATTCATTCTGTATCAGTGCCTCGATAGAACCAGGCATCGTCACCACCGGCCGACCATTTGGCCAGGTGCTCCACGCTGTACACCGTGGTGGGTATCTTGAAATCGGGAGTTTTCAACACAGCAGGCACTAAACTCACATCGTACCAAAGGCAACGATTGTTGGGCTGGCAGGCAAACTGTCCGTTGTCCAGGCGTATGAAGTTGTAGCTCTTGTGTTCTTCAACACCTTCGGTAAAAGTGACATCCAGTCGGTTGTGATCCGGTGCAGCAAAGTCTATGGTGAACAGGTACTGGCCAAAATGGAAGTTTCGATCCTTGCCATAATACTTGACCTTGAGGCCACGCAGATTGCTTTTTTCTATCACAGCCATGTCATAGCCTAAACAGTCCCAGATCTGCAGGTGATCCAAGCTGAGATCTTGTGTGGCCTCCACTGGCCGCCACACATAAGCACTGATGGGCAACTTGTCATACAGGGCACCATAGTCGGTGAGCATGCATTCTATTCTAAAGGCCTGGCCCTTGATGGCCTTGGCTGTGACCCAGTAGCAGGGTTCCAGTTCACCGTGTCC